CCACGCGGATGCGGCTGCGCGACGCCCTGCGCCACATCCTGCTCGGCGGTCTGATCGCGGCCGGGATGGGCAGCCTGTCCATGGCGGTCATCACCGCCTGGCTCAGCCTGCCGTCGCAAGCGATCCCGGCCGGGGGTGCGGCGGGCTCGGCCGCCTATCTGGTCGGCGTCTTCGGCCCCGCCTTCATCGAGGTCGTCCTTTCCAGGCTGCGCGGCAGCAAGGGGGGCAACCCCGATGAATGAACTTCTCCGTCTCGCGCGCGCCATCCGCTGCGATGCCGCTGACCCGGCACAAGCCTTCAGCCATCGCCTGCGCATCGGCCTGCTGGTCGCCGCCCTGATCCTCATCCTTTCCTCCATCTTCGGGTGATCCCATGCACATGACCGACCGGGGCCTGCTGGCCCTCGTCCGGCACGAAGGACTCGTGCCCGGACCTTATCTCGATGTGAAGAACGTCTGGACCTTCGGCATCGGCCATACTGCCTCGGCCGGGCCGCCCGATCCGGCGCGGATGCCGCGCGGCATGCCCGCCAATCTCGATGCCGGGATCAGGGAGGCGTTCCGGCTCTTCCGAGCCGACATCCTGGCCTACGAGGCCGAGGTGCTGCGCGCGGTGAAGGTACCGCTGGAACCGCACGAGTTCGATGCGCTGGTCAGCTTCCACTACAACACCGGCGGCATTGCCAAGGCCTCGCTGAGCCGCCATCTGAACGCGGGCAACCGCGCCGCTGCCGCGCAAGGGTTCATGGGTTGGCTCCGCCCCGCCGCCATCCGCACGCGGCGGGAGGCCGAACGCGATCTGTTCCGCGATGGCCGCTATCCGACCGGCACCATTCCGGTCTGGGCTGTGGATCGCAATGGCCGTGTGGATTTCTCACGGCCGATCCGGCGACTGACTGAAGCAGAAGCGCTGGCATTTCTGAGCCCGACGAGCCAGCCGGTGCCGTTGCCCGTGCCAACAGAGCCGATTTCTCCAACCTCACCCGGAGGGTCTGACCCATGCGCTATTTCCAACCGACCTCGCTGACCTGGTGGGCGGGGCTGCTCGCCGTGCTGACCGGCAGCGGAGCGCTTTTCCTGCCCGATCAAGGCCAGCTTGCCGAACTGGCCAGGCTGGTCGCGATCCTTGCCGGGGCGGGTGATGCCTCGCCGATGACTCTGATCACGCTCGGTCTGGGCCTGATCGGTCTGCGCGACCGGATCGAACGCGGGTTCCGGGGCGATGCTTGAGTTCTTCGCAGGCATGATCATCGGCGGAGTGATGGGGGTGTTCGTTGCCGCCCTCTGTGCGGCAGCATCGAGGGGAGATCGGCCATGAAGGCGATGTCGCCCGCGCTGCAGGCCCATCTCGACGAGGGCACGACGACGCTGTCCTGGTGCTGGCGGATCGCGCGGGCCGATGGGGTGACGCTTGGCTTCACCGACCACGACCAGACCCTGACGTTTGACGGCACCGATTTTGAACCGGAGAGCGGCTTTGCGGCCTCCGAGGTGCGTTCGGGGTCCGACCTGTCTGTCGATGCGCAGGACGCGCAAGGGGTCCTGTCGTCGGACCGGATCACCGAGACAGATATCCTCGACGGTCGTTGGGACAATGCGGCCGTCGAAGTGTGGCGGGTGAATTGGGCCGCGACCTCCCAGCGCCTGCTGATGCGGCGCGGGGCCATCGGCCAGATCCGGCGCGGGCGGCTGGCCTTCGTCGCCGAGGTGCGCAGTCTTGCCCACGTCCTCGGTCAGACCGTCGGTCGGACGTTTCAGGCGAGCTGCGATGCAGCCCTCAGCGATGCGCGGTGCGGAGTCAATCTCGATGCCCCGGCGTTCAAGGGCACCGGCGCAATCATCGACCTGCTGCGCGATCGTGCTTTCACCGCCTCTGGTCTTGGCTTCTTCACCTCCGGCTGGTTCACCTTCGGCACCCTCGACTGGACCAGCGGGGCCAATGTCGGGCGGCGGGCCGAGGTGTTGTCGCACGACCTCGTCGACGGCGTCGCCTTCCTGACAATGCTGGAAGCCCCGGTGCGCGCCATTGCCGCGACCGACACCTTCACCATCCGTGCCGGGTGCGACAAGCGCATCGCGACCTGCGGGACCAAGTTCGTCAATGTCGCCAACTTCCGGGGCTTTCCCAATATCCCCGGCCAGGATGCTGTCCTGCGCTATGCCACCACTGATGGCGGCCATGAGGGGGCTGTGCTGTGACAGCGGCCGATCCCGATCTGGTCATCGCCATCGCGCGGTCCTGGCTGGGAACGCCCTACCACGATCAGGCCAGCCTCAAGGGGGTCGGCTGCGACTGCCTTGGCCTCGCGCGCGGTGTCTGGCGCGACGTTGTCGGGCCCGAGCCGTTTCCAATCCCGCCCTACAGTCGTGACTGGGGCGAAAGCGGTCCGCGCGAAGTTCTAGCCGAAGGCGCACGACGGATGATGCCGGAAATCGCACCCGCCGATGCCCCGCCCGGGGCGCTGATCCTGTTCCGCATGATGCCCCGCGCTATCGCCAAGCATGTCGGCATCCTCACCGGTCCCGACACCTTCCTGCATGCCTACGAGCGGCTCGGCGTGATCGAGGAACCGCTGACCCTCACCTGGCGACGGCGCATCGCCTTCGCCTTCCTCTTTCCCCAACGCTGAGAGTTTTCCATGGCCACGCTCGTCCTCGGCGCTGTCGGTACTGCCATCGGCGGGGCCTTTGGTGGCGCGATCCTCGGCTTTTCCGGTGCGGCCATCGGCGGCTTCATCGGATCGACCGTGGGCTCCGTGGTCGACAGCTGGATCGTGTCATCGTTGGCCCCGGCCCAGCGGATCGAAGGCGCGCGGCTCGACACGCTGCGCATTACCTCGGCCACCGAAGGAGCGGTGATCCCGCGCCTCTACGGCCGGATGCGGATCGGCGGGAACATCATCTGGGCCACCGATTTCCGCGAAGAGACCAAGACCACCACCCAAGGTGGCGGAAAAGGTGGCGGCGGTGGCAAGGTCAAGACGACGGAATACCTCTACTATGCCAGCTTCGCCGTGGCGCTCTGCGAGGGGCCGATCACCGGCATTGGCCGTGTCTGGGCGGACGGAAAGGCAATGGACATGACCGGCGTGACCTGGCGCTGGTATCCCGGCAGCGAGGTACAAACGGCCGATCCCTTCATCGCCGCCAAGATGGGGGCCGCCAATACCCCCGCCTATCGCGGCACGGCCTATGTCGTGTTCGAGGATCTGGCGCTGGCAACCTTCGGCAACCGCCTGCCGCAACTGTCGTTCGAAGTGTTCCGCCCGCTGGCCGATCCCGACACCGCCGAAGGCCTGACCCGTGCCGTGACCCTGATCCCGGCCTCGGGCGAGTTCACCTATGCCACCGACGCGATCCGCAAGGGCAGCGGCGGTGCCACGGTTGCCGAGAACCTGAACGCGCTGCCCGACCGGCCCGACATCGTGGTGGCGCTGGACCGGCTGCAGGCCATGGCCCCGGCCGTCGAGACCGTCAGCCTCGTCGTGGCCTGGTTTGGCAACGATCTGCGTGCCGGATCCTGCAAGGTGAAGCCAGGTGTCGAGGTCGCCTCCAAGGCCACCACCCCCGCCAATTGGTCGGTGAATGGCGTCAGCCGCGCCAGCGCCCATCTGGTCAGCCGCGACTCCGAGGATCGCCCGGTCTATGGCGGCACGCCTGCAGATTTCGCGGTGGTGCAGGCGATCCAGGAGATGAAGGCGCGCGGGCTACGCGTGACTTTCTATCCCTTCCTGCTGATGGACGTGCCGCTCGGCAACACGCTGCCAAACCCCTACAGCGCCAACGCTGCCAATCCCGGCCAGCCTGCGTTCCCGTGGCGGGGGCGGATCACCTGTTCCCCGGCAGCGGGTTTTGCCGGATCGGTCGACAAGACCGGCACGGCGGCAACGCAGGTCTCCGCGCTGTTTGGTGCTGCAACGGCAGGCAATTTCAGCGTGTCAGGCGAGACCGTCAGCTTCACCGGTTCGCCCAGCGACTGGGGTCTGCGCCGCATGGTGCTGCATTACGCCCACCTCTGCGCGGCGGCGGGTGGGGTCGATGCCTTCCTGATCGGCACTGAGATGCCCGGCCTGACCACCATCCGCTCGGGGGCCAGCACGTATCCGGCCGTCACCGCCTTCAAGACCCTCGCGGCCGACGTGAGCGCCATTCTCGGCGCGGGCACCAAGATCGGCTATGCGGCGGACTGGTCCGAGTACTTCGGCCATCATCCGCAGGACGGCAGCGGCGATGTCTATTTCCACCTCGACTCGCTCTGGTCGGATGCCAACATCGATTTCGTGGGCATCGACAACTACCTGCCGCTGTCCGACTGGCGGGATGGCTTCGATCATGCAGATGCGCTCGAAGGCTGGCCTGCGATTTACGACCGCGCCTATTTGCAGGCGAACATCGCGGGCGGTGAAGGCTTCGACTGGTTCTATGCCAGCGCCGCCGACCGCTCCGCGCAAATCCGCACGCCGATCACCGATGGCGCGGTTGGCAAGCCTTGGGTGTTTCGCCCGAAGGATATCCGCGCCTGGTGGCAGAGCCAGCATTTCAACCGGCCGGGCGGAGTGGAGAGCGGCTTGGCCACCGCATGGGTGCCGCAGTCCAAACCGATCCGCTTCACTGAACTGGGCTGCCCGGCCATCGACCGGGGCACCAACCAGCCCAACGTCTTCTTCGACCCGAAGTCGTCGGAGAGCTTCACGCCGTATTTCTCGCGCGGCTGGCGCGACGATGCGATCCAGCGCGCCTATCTGGAAGCGAGCTACCTGCATTGGGGCGAGCCGGCCAACAACCCGATCTCCGCCGTCTACGGCGGCCGCATGGTGCATGTGCCGGAATGCGCCGCCTGGACCTGGGACGCGCGGCCCTATCCGTTCTTTCCGGAACTGACCGACGTCTGGACCGATGGTCCGAACTGGCGGCTCGGTCATTGGCTGACCGGACGGCTGGGCGCGGTGTCGCTGGCGGCCCTCGTGCGCCACCTTTGCCTGCGCGCCGGAATGCCGGAGGCGCTGATCGACGTGTCCGGCCTCTGGGGGGCTGTTGAAGGTTACGCCATCACCGCCTTGGAAGCCCCGCGCTCCTCGATCAGCACGCTGGCCCGGCATTTCGGCTTTGATGCCATCGAGACCGAAGGCATGATCCGCTTCGTAATGCGCGGGCGGGCGTCCGTTGTGACCTTGGCACATGACGACCTTGTGGCGTCCCACGACGGCGAGGCGCTGGAACTGGTCCGCGCGCAGGAAACCGAACTGCCGCAGGCGCTGAAGTGGCAGGTGGCCCGCGCCGATGAGGATTATGACGCGGCGCTGGTCGAAGCCCGCCGCATCACCGTCGACACCACCCGCATTGCGTCCGAGTCCTTCCCGATGGCAATCCCGCCCGAGGAGGCCGAACGCCGCTGCCGCCGCGCACTGATGGAAGCCTGGATCGGCCGCGAAAGCGCCACCTTCCGCCTGCCGCCGTCGCGGCTGGCGCTGGACCCAGCAGACGTGATCCGGCTGGCCAATGATGGCCGCGAGATCGAGTTGCGCCTCGTGTCCATCGCCGATTCCGATGGGCTCAGCATGGAGGCCGTCCGTCAGGACCGCGCCGCCTATGACCTGCCGCCCGGAGATCCCCGCCCGGCCTCGCTGACCCGGTCCGTGGTCTTCGGTGCGCCGGATGTCGTGTTGCTCGACCTGCCGCAGCTCTCCGAGGACCAGCCCGCGCACCGGCCAATTGTCGCGGCGCACGCCGTTCCCTGGCCGGGCGAGTTGGCGGTGTTCCGCAGCCCTTCG